CTGGCGGAACGCATTCGGGGCCTTCTTGTAGCCCACGTAGTTCCCGTCCTCATCGTGGGTGGCCTTCTCCCACAGATCCTCGAGCGCGAGCTGGGCCTGCTGGCCCTCCCAGGGGCGTTCGTTGCCGTACTCGTCCCGATAGACCTGCACCACACTGCAGTCGCAGCAGCCGCCGACAGTCCCACCCTTACCACCCGGGCGGGTGTCCGGGTGCGGTGTGTGGTACAGGTCCAGCGGGGAGCCGCCCCTGCCCTTCGCCGCCGCCTTGCTGGTGTACACCGCGCCCCTCGAGGCCAGCATGGCGCAGAACGAGCAGCTGTAGGCACCGACCAGGACGCGCGCCCAGCCGTAACGCGGATACTCCTCGTCCTGATCGATGCCCTGAATCGTCTCCCGCGCGGGATCCAGCCCCTGGCGCAGGATCGCGCCATCGATCGCCGGCCGCACCGCCTCGATCACCCTGGTGTCGGTACGGGTGGCCTCGTTGACCCGCTCGCCGTCGACACGGACCTTGTCGACCACACTCTCGATCGTCGCGGTCAGCACCAGCGGCGTGTAGGCGTGCGGTGGTGGCGTCAGAATCTCGGGAAACTCATCGCGCAGGTACCGCAGGCCAGCCAGGTAGTTCTCGTCGCGCGCCCGCAGCACCGGGCGGTACAGCAGCTCGCCCACCGCATCGATCTGCAACGGTGTGATCGGAACCCCGATCAGATGCAGGACCGCCCTGATCAGCTTGCGGATCGGCCCGAGCGGCTTGGACTGCGCCCGGGCGAACTGCCTAGCGTTCAAAGCAGGACGATGAGCAGCACAATGATGAGGATGACGACGAGCAGCCCACCGCCGATATACATGGCTATGGCCTCACAGTTGTCGTGACGATCTCCGACTGCGTGGTCGAAGGCACCGGAACCTCGGTGGGAGACATCGAGGTGGTAGGAACGTCCACCGTCGCTGTTTCCTCGACAGTTTCAGGCTCGCAAACGTAATCCGTCGCAGGATCACAGTTCGCAGGCGCAGAATCGCCCAGGTCATGGCCATGCACGAAGGCATAGATCAGCGCGACGATCGCGATCACTCCCGCCACAGCTGCAAGAACCGTTGCTAGTGATGCCGACTTGCGCGCCTTCTCGTCGCGATACCTGTCGTCAGTGCGGAACCTGCCATCAGGATCGCGGGGCGGATCGTTGGGGTTGTGCGTGACCATGTGATCTCCTTATTTCCAGTGCCCGTGACCTGGGTTCCAGTGTTTGTTGTTGTGCTTCCAGTGGTTGTTATCCCAGTGGTTCCAGTTGTTCCAGCCCCACCCGGGACCGCTCACGCAGGCATCCAGGAAGTACCCGTTCCAGCACAGGCTGGGACCGTTGTTGGCGCTGGCCGCGGGGGCCATACCGATGGCAAGCGCGACGGCGATGGCGACACTGGCGAGAATTCTCTTGATCATTTTTCCTCCTTCTTCACCAGATATCGCTGAGTACCCGTTTCCTGTTCCGCCAAGATATTGATCGCCTCGGCGAAGTTGAGCAGCTCATCAACGGGTAGCTTCCCACAGCAGATCCCGCACACGCCCATCGATAGCCGTAACGGCTCGTCACAGCTACAGACACGCCGCGGCTGTGTCACACTCCACCTTCTGCAGTGTGGGCAGGTCCACGCCATGCTCCACTGGCATGTCGTAGTGCTCATCGACAGGCAGCTCGCAGCAGATGACCTCGGAGACGTACCTCGTCACCCGAGTCGACCCGAACATGCAGTTGATGTTGTGGTCCGGGCTGAACGGCCCGTAGACACGTCCGAAGGTCAACGCATATCCCTCCTCACGAATGTCCTCAGGGGAGGCTTCCAGCCAGCTGCCCTGCAGTGCATGCCACATCAGATTGGCGTACGGGATCATGTGGACGTCCTGGAGCACCCCGTCGTACGGCAGCGGCAGCTCCTCGATGGGAGAGACCAGGATGCCCTCCCTGATCCGATACCACCGCCAGCCGTACTCCAGGGTGCTGTAGTCGGGATGATTGTTGGGTACCGTCCAGCTCATTCGTTGGGATTACCCTGGCGCTTCGGGTTGTCGGTGTTGCCTGGTGCCGTGGTGATGACGGCATCACCCATGACGGTGACGAGCTGGCCGGTGAAGTGACTGTTCGGGTCGTCGCCGTCCAACCCGTCGGTGCGGCCCAGATTGCCCACACCACTACGACCGGTGGCGGCGCCGTCCTTGTCCTCATCCTGACCGGGCGCGAAGTTGTTGGAGTGGTCGCCCAGCGAGCTGCCCGCGTCGTTCAGCTGGTGGGAGAAGGTGCTGATATGGCCGACGCCGTTAGTGGGCGCGCCGGCCTCCTTGTCCTCGGTAGCGTTTGGCTGGCCCTGATCACCGGACGGGTCAGCAGCGGCGACGCCGGTACCCAGACCCAGTAGTGCGGGGACGAACAGTAGTGAGGCAGTAGTGCGCTTGATCATTATCGAGCTCCTTGCTGTCGTTGATCTTCCGGTCCCGGACGCGGCGCGGGTGCGCCCGCCGGTGGAAGCTGTGGCTGGGCTTCCAGCTGGGCTTCCATTTCTTCCTTCTGCTGTTCGCGGATTTCGACTGCTCTCTCCACCCACTCCTTGGTCGCACCAGGCACCATCTCCCATGCCAGTTCGTCTGGAAGCCCAAGTCCCGCAACAAGTTTCACGAGTCCATCCACTTGCTGGGCGAAGCTGCGGGCGGTGGCGTCGAGCCACTTGACCTCGGCGCCGTAATCCATGCTGGCGGCCTTGTCGCCGGTGATGTGGGCGCACGTGCGCAGCATCTGCTCGAAGGACTCGCCGAGCGCGGTCTGGATCTCGGCACTCTTGCGGTCCTTGCCCGCCTCGAGGCCTGCCAATGTGGCCTCACTGATATTGACCAGAGCGTCAACACCCAGGTTCTGGGCGGGCGTCTGGGAAATGCTCGCGATATCGCGCACCGCAGACTGCTTGCTCTCGATGTAGCCCTTGGTGTCACCAGCAGGAAACGTGCCCACCTTGACGTCGGCGCTGGAGAAATACCAGGTGTCGCCCTGGGCCATCGTCAGCGCCTGCATTTCGTCCTGTGGGCGCCAGCCCGCCACCCAGCGCTGCGTGAAGGCAGTGAAATACTCAGTCGCGGACATCGAGTAGACGGTCTCATCCACACGGGACTGGATATTGATCAGCGGCTCGATAATCCCGTACGCCTCTTCGCCGTTCAGTAGCCAGCGGTCGCGGTAGCGCACCACTGGGCAGACACCGACGTCGTGCTGCCGCGACTCGAGGTACTCGAAGTTGCCGTAGCCGCTGTACAGCGGATCGGTCCAGCCCAGCGCACTCTCGGGCACCTGCTGCACGCCGATGAAATGGACCTTCTCCTCGTCGTAGAGCCTCACCGACTTGTCCCTGATCTCCAGCGCGACGATAGGCCAGTCGTCGTCGATCGGGGTCACACCAGGCTGCCACTCAATCGGATCGCCGTACAGGCACGTCATCTGGCGCGGACTCAGGCAGCGGATGAAGGCGCCGAGCTCGCCCTCCTCGGAGCCGGTGGGCCGCATCGACGGCAGGACCGTCGTGTAGGACACACCGAACTCCAAAACGCCTCGTATCAAACCAGTTTGGCGTGCGACCATCTTATTTCGCTGCCACCACTCCCAAGGTCCTGCAGTCGTTTTCGTAGTAGAAGACAGGTAGTTGTCGACCTTCATGCTCTGTGAGTACACATCCAGCACCAGAGGCAGGAAATTCGTCTGGGAGCGCCACTTCATGTTGGTGCTGGGTTCCTCGGAGTGACCGGACCCTGCCAGCAGCCATTGCGCCTTCTCCTCGGTCCACGGCTCCAGCGCGTCGGCGATGCGCTCCAACCGCTCGGCCTCATACGCGCGTGGCCCTTGCATGATGTAGCGGCACGCATCTATCGCCTGGTTACGGTTCATCACCACCTCCTAACTGCATACGCCTCGCTGGGCTCTTCGGGCTGGGTGCCGGCCAGGGCCAGTCGGTAGACCATCCGGGCACCGATGACACAGACACACGCGTCAATTTTGGCCATCGAATTCGGGGTTTCCTTCTTGACCGAAATGGCCCCGTTCCAGTGGGTTTCATAGCGTCGGGCGTTCCCCATGTGACGGGCGACCACAGGATCGTCATCATGGAAGAACGCGCCCTCTCGAATCTCTGTCTCAACCAGCTCCGCAGCCAACGCAAATTCGCGAGAATGACTGCGCATGTCCCAGGCGATCGGCTCCGGGAGTTTTCCGCCAGGCACAGCCCACACCCGCAGTCCGTCAGCCCAGCGGGCCGGCCACGTCGTCTTGACATAACCCTCCCATTCCCTAACATCGGCGAAAAAGGCTGTGACAGTGAATCTTTCAAATACATTGCTGATCCGTGCATCGATTGCCTCGGCATCGACAGGTACCATATTCTTCGGTTCCCAGACGCCCACCGTAAAGACATATCCGTCCTCCAGACAGCAGCCCACGCACGCCGTCGCATCGTGGCTCTTCGATCCGTCGAAGAACAACGCAATCCGCTCGCCGTCAACCAGCTCCCGCGGCTTGGCCCGCGTCGCCCACACCTGTGGATCACACCACGCGTCCTCGGACACGACCGGCCAGTTCAGGTACTTGCGCTTGCTGTCGTCGGGCCTGCTGCGCTTCTGGTCCCAGATCCGCGTCATGATCGCCCGGATCTGCAGCTCGTCCTTCCACTCGCAGTCCGCATAGACGAACTGCAGCGCGGCCTTCAGCGACTCGGGATCCTGGAGGTTTGTCTCGGGCGGCGCGACCACGGCGTCGTACAGGATCATCGAGCCTGATTTCGGCTCCAGACCCTGCGCCAGCTCCTCCTCCTGCTTGACCCAGCCCTCCCAGGTCGCCTGGGCCTGGCTTTTGGCGTCCGGCTTCCACGAGTTCTCGGTTTCCAGCATCCTCGAGCCGGACTTGGCCAGATTGTCGCCGAGGGTGTTCATGAACTCTTCGCCGTCCGGACCCAACCACCATTCAGTCTCATCCCCGACGATAAAGGTGCTCTCAGCGCCCTCAGCCGTCTTCGCAGAGCTCGTCATCACCGCCAGCTCGCCGTCCGGGGAGTAATAGCGCGTCAGGCCGGGGTCCAGGTCGTAATCGCGCACCAGGCGGCTGTTCTTCGGGGCAAAGGAGCGCACCATCCGCATCGTGTGCTTCGTCTGCTCCTCCGACACGGCAGCGATCTGCACCAGCGGCATCGCCACCCTCTTGCCCACACAACCACCGCGGTACTGCGGCGATATCGGCACGAAATGATCCAGCCGCACCGGTCCACAGAACTCGATGAGGGACAGGGCGGCGGCGAACGGGCTTTTGCCCGAGCCTTTGGCGAGTCGGCGCACCCCGTGGTGATAAACCCACGAACCATCGGGGTTCAGCGCGTACCAGAGCAGCAAGAACCGAAACTGGCGCCTGGTGAACTCGAACCTCTGGCCGGCCTTCGGCCCGTTCGGCTGCCGCAGGTATTTGGAGGCCCACCTGGCCGCCTCCCAGCCCAGCGTCAGCTTCGGCGTGTCAGGCG